AATGCTTGCAACCAAGCAGGACCGAATTTTTCGGAGTCTTTAGGAATGACTACAAATGCAGTCAACTTGTTTTGAATAGCTTCTTCTTCGTTGAAGGCTTGTTTCAATTGACCTTGGATTTCCCCATTGATCTTGCCCCAAACAGCTTCTCCAGTTTGAGTTGATTTGAGGAATTTAAGGCGGATGCCAGCATTGCGCAATCCAATATGTTGCAAGAGCGGGCGAGATTTTACCATATCATCAAAGATACGGTCGATGGTTTCTTGTGGGAAGAGTTTTTCTACTCCTACAGGAGCAGTTTTGTCGATGTCGTTGAAGAATTCACGAGCTTCGGCAGTCAATTTAGCATCATAAGGATTCATTGCTGAAACTTCCTCATGAGCGGCATTGCGAGCTTGTTCCATCATTTCGTTTGTCATCGACTCGATCATTTCATTGTAAAGTTTCGCTTGCTCTTCTTGAGGCGCACCATTTGCCACTGCGTTCAAAAAGTTCTGACGAATTTCGTTGAATTTGTTTGATAATTTCATTGTCATTATTATTTTTCCTTTCTAAAATGCAAAAAGACCGAACCCTTTAGGTACAGCCTTGTTTGTGTTATTTTCTGGACTTTCTGGAAGGGTGAATCTTTTCTGTACAAATTCACTATTTTCAAAAGTCTCTTTTGCAATCTGTCGAGCTTCCAGCTTATTAGCTACCAACTCAGCAATTTTATCAACATCAGGAGTCATTGCTGACTTCATCTTGTCGATAAAATCATGTGGGATCATTGGAGTTTCGCTTGCAGCAAACGTAGGAGCGATTTCTCCAGCAAACATGATTCTGTCAGCAAATCCTTGATTTACTGCTGATTCAGCATCGAACCAGGTAGTCTTGTTCATAAGATCCAATAAATCATCCAACGCTTTCCCAGTCTTATCAACATAAGCGTTTGCGATTGATTTATTAAAACCTTCAAGTACTCCAGCTTCGTGAAGTAGAGTGTTGTGGTCTCCGTCAACTCGTGATGACACATTGTGGATCATGATTTGAGCAGTAGGGCTAATTTCTACGACATCACCAGCCATTGCGATAACGCTCGCTGCGCTTGCAGCGATTCCCACGATTTTAACAACTACTTTCCCTGAGTAGGCCCGTAATGCAGTATAGATTTCACTACCTGCATATACATCTCCTCCCCCTGAATTGATGTGAACTTCGATGTCCTCACCAGTTTCCGGTAATACTACAGTTTTAGGAGCGGTACAGTCCCAACCAAACCAATCATAAAGCCAAACATCATCGTTTGACACGATTGTTCCTTTAATCGGAATCACTTTCATCTTCTTTCTCACCTCCCTTCTCTACATCCTCACCAAGTTGATAGTTCTTAGTGATCAGAGGCTTGTCGCCCCACGGTACAGCTTCAAGACCAAGTTCCTCACGGACCTCATTAATAAGCATGGAACCAGAAGAAATCAGCTTGTCAATACTTTGAGCAAGAGAGAATTTATCTCTTTGTCCTTCACCGACAATGACAAGTCGCTTATTGTCCTTGTACTCGCTTTTGCTTAGTAAAGCAAAGTTCAGACCATCGCTCATCTTCTTGACAAGCGACTGGTAGCAATAGCTATTAAACATCTTCTGACTATTTTCCAGATTAGCCATATCCCCATGCATCAGAGCAGTGGGAATCCCTAAGATGTCAGCTACCTCATCATCAAATTGCCTACGAAGCTTCTTGAGTTCATCTACTGATAGATTTGATGTCCCGGTAGTGTTGGTCAGTTCAGAATATTCCATTCCTTCTTGAGCTGGGACAATCGCTACTGTCTTGGTCGTAAATGATTTAAAGAGACCATCTGCATATCGTTGCATCTTTTCCCGTTTTGATTCGTCAAAACTTGCATTCGTTCTAGTGCTGAGTACTCCACGAATCTGATTGTTTCGTGCAAGTGCTTCGACTAGTCGGGTGTGTAGCTTTTCATAATCGTTAAAGAGTTGAGTGAAATATTCTTGAAGACGATTGTTGTTGTATTGCAAGAAAATGACTTCATTCATCTTGAATGGTTTCTGGAAGGTATAGTTTTGACAACTCACAGATGTGAATGTGTCATCGAACACAGCATATTTCTGTCGGATGTACGAGTCAGCAATCAATAACTGATCGTCATTTGATAAGAAAATTAGTACTTCGTTTTTTGTCAATAAGCGATAAACCGCCTTTTGCCAAAACTCAGAAGCTGATTCATTCTTATTGGGCCTTACATTTAGCAGATAATCCCAATCAGTAGCCTTCTTTTTCCCATTCTCAACAAATTTGAACTCAGATCTTGCAAAGATACGGGCCACAAATTCAGCAGCCTTGTCAATCGACAAGCTCTTTAGTTGCAGATTTCCAAAGATCCGATCCAGCTCATCAAATTCAAAACTTGGTTCCGGAACTTCTCGCTTGAATAAATTTAGCCATCCCAAGGCACCTCCTCCTTTCTAAAATTTTCTGCCTACCACCCACCCGGATATTTTTTATCGTTTAAAGAAAGACTTTTTGGAACGTTTGAGCTCCTTCTTGATTGATTCAAACTCTTTATTTGTTTGTTCAACATTTTTGGCACAAATCTCTTCATGCCGTTTTAAAGCTTGATTCAAAGTATTCAATTCGGATTTGAGGTCGCCAACTTTATTCATTAAGTGCATATTTTCCGCACTTAACACAACCAACTCACATTCGAGCTCATGGATCTTTTGTCCGAGCATTTGTTTCTTCTTCATTCGTTTGTTCATTTTGTTGTCCTTTCTAAAATTCCCAATCTTCGATCACGTCAAGAAAGTCTCCAACAGTACTTTCTTGAATGATTTCTCTCTTGTAGAGAGCAGCAATAAAGGCATGGAAACCGTCAGTCTTTCGTCTCAGCGGTTCCTTTTTCAAAAATCTCTTGTTTCCGTCTTTGTCTTCTTTGACAAAGGTATTATCGGTATACCAGAGCATTGATTTATCGTTTTCAAAAATGAATCTTTCGTTCGCAAATCCATCTTCAATGATTGGAGCTACCTTCGACTGTATCGCTCCTGGATTTCGCAAGAATTCATACTCAAAATCAGCTTCTTCCAGCAACGGTTTCAGCAAGTCCATTCGAAATCCGTCTGCGCAGACGATTTCGATATTGTACAACTTGCGCCACTGGATTAATTTATCAACAAGTAATCTTGGATCTATACTTGGACCATCTACAATAGTGAAAAGCCCTTGCTCCTGCCATTCACGGATTGGAGCCTTGATTTTAAACATATCCAAAAATTGCTTTCTAGCAAAACTGTGTTGCTTCCAGATAAACTCATCACCATTTTTAAAGAGTAGTCCCACACTTGCAAAGTCTCTGATGCTTGCATAGTCGAAACCAGCGACACAAGATCTTCCTGAGAGATCTATACCAGGGCTTCTCAATGCAGCCATTAACTTTTCACGAGTGGTCACATCTTTTTCAATGTCAGCTTCTGGCAGATTCATCCGTTTTGTCATAAACTCTTGTCTGCCTGACGGTTCCAATTCCAAATCATCATAGTCAGCTTTCGTTCTAGCTAATAGACGTTTGGCATAGGGAGTTGTTTCGTCAAGCATAGGATTCGCTTTTGGCCAGTTGCTCATATCATCCACTTCTTCCGGATCATCCAACTTACAGATAAAAGGGAATAAGCGGAACTCGTCAAGTTCGCCATTCAAGATCTTCATAGATTTTTCAATCATCTTGTCGTAAAACCCTTCACGAACGTGTCCATTTGTACCGTTGTAAAAGGTTCGAGCATGGGCAATCTTACCAAGTCCTGATCGCTGGATTTTAACAGCAGAGTCATTTTCAAACTGGTGAATTTCATCGAATTCAAGGCAGCCATCACGAGCCGAGTCCATTGTCTTTGGGTTGTTTGTCCGATAAGAAAAGACCGAGTTATTCCCTCGGCCTGTAATAGACATTTTTGTCAAATAGTAATGGTCTTCCAATCCTCTTCGCTGGACAGTCTCATAAACTTCCTCAAACGAGACCTTGCCTTGCTTCTCAGAGTTAGCTGTGATAGTCACATCATAATCTCGAATTGGATATAGTGGGCTGATAAAGAATGCATCTCGACTAGACATGAAACCATTCTTTCCTCCCCCACGAGCAAGGGTCAGCAATATTTCATCAAATTGAGGTTCGCCATCTTCTTTCCGAAAAAGAAAGATAAATGGCGTGATGAACTTTTGATACTTAGCTAGTGGAAAGAAATTCTTCTCGGTGAACTGGATATATTTCTCAATCAAATCATTGTCAAAATATAAATCATCCCTCGGATAGATTTTTTCTTTGATGATTTTGAATAGCAGTGAGCGTTCTTTGTTGACTTTGATTTTTCCAGACTCAGCAAGTTCGATGTATTCATCAATCAGAGGGTGAGAAATCACAATAGATCACTTCCGTCTAATGGTGGTTTCTTCTCAACTGGCGAATTTTCAACCTCAAAGTCAAATGATCGCTCAATCGCTAGTAGCTGATTGCTGGTTGTGTTAATTTCTTTGATCAAAGAGTTTGCTTTTTGAAATCTTTGCTGACCGTTGTGGACGGTGATTACTAATCCATCTTGTTTGAGTCGTTCTTTCAACTCATACAGTAGACGGACCAGATAGAGATAGCGATGAACTTTCTCGTACTGAATCGCATCTTTCTTTCGTGTGCTGAAATTGCCAATTTTGGAAAGTAACTGGTTTTCCAATTCTTTTATATTTTTTTCTGAGT